AAAAAAAAACGCCCCGCATAGGGGCGCCTGTTACGTTACGTACGGGTTCAGAACGTCAGTTTTCCGCGACGCACGGCGCCGGTTTTCTGCGCCCGCTCGATCCAGTCAAAATCGCCGGTTGTCTCATCGGCGCGCATGTCCGCAATTTCCCCTGGTGGCACACACAGCGCGGTCGCCATCACCTTGATATCGTTCGCATAGCCCAGCCGCGAGCAATGCACCAGTGTGGAATTGCCGATAAAGTCCTTATCGATGTTCGCCGGCCGTTGCGCGGCGCCAAAGAGCGTGATCCCCTGATGCCGGCCCTTGCGTGACAGGATCGACCAGCCATCCGGCGCGCGGCTGGGTTCGGTCACGTCGCCCAGTTCGTCGACCACCACGCACCCACCGGCCGCCATGTACGCCAGCTGGCAGAACACGTCGAACTTGCCGCCGTACGTACTGAACGCCATGCCCGGTTTGTACACCAGCCGATAGCCGTCAGCGGGCGCCTCCTTCACCGCCTGCACCAGTTCGCGCATGTTCGACACCGGCCGGCCGAACTCGTCGAATTCGTCCTGTGGATCCCATACGAGCAGGCCGCGCGGTTTGCCGGCGCGTAGCTGCTGCTTGATCCATGCCGATTTGCCCGACCCGCTCGCGCCCATCACCGCAATGATGTTCGCCTGATTCTTTGAACCGTCTGCCATTACGCCCCCTGCATGCTCAGTTGCCCGCCTGTATCCCTGACCGCCACCATTGCCCGTACGGGCGCCACCGCGACCGGCGCGGGCCGCTCTGGCTGCTTGGGCATCTCTACCGTGCGCTCTGCCTCAAGCGCCGCCTTGTACTGTCCGTGAACCTTGTACGTGACGTACGCGAGCGGCAGCACCGTCACGGCCAGCGACAGTTCCGGCCCGAACAGGTCGCCCACGCCCTCAACACTCAGCCCGTACTTGTCCATCACCGGGACGACCTTGGCCGCCACTTCGGCCACGACCTCATCGGTATAGATCCCCGGCAGATACGGCAGGAGCGGCGCCAGAAGGTCACGGATGACCTTCAGGCAGTCGCCGACCTCCTGCGCCGGGTTGACGGGTTCAGGCTCGCCCGGCAGCGGCGCCGTGCGCGCCTCCTGTTCCTGAAACTCGAACGCGGCCGCGCGCCGTTCCAGTAGCTCCCACTCGACTAGTTCCATACGCCGAAACCCTCCCCGTCCTGTACGTACGTTACGGGCGCCGGCTCGCCGGCCTCCTGTACGTTCGTTACGTTCGGCGCCGCGATGCCGGCGCCGCCCGCGATGAATTTGTCACGCATCATTTCGTCTGCCTCGTCACCGCGCGCAAACACCTGTACGCCACAGGCGCCGTGCGTGATCGAGACGCGGCCGGTTTTCATCACCGACCAGCGCGCCTCACCGCCGCATATCGGGCACTTGCAGATCTGTTTCCCGGCCGCGCTCATGGTTACGCCCCGGCCGGCTTCAGTGCATCGACCTTGGCCGACACTGCCGCAATGGCGGCCAGCACGTCGGGCGTGTGATCGACCGGCGCGACCGGTTCGACCGGCGCCGGCAGCGCCGCGACCAGCGCGCCCACCGCGTGCACGGCGTCGAGCACTGCGGCGCCGTCAACCGGCGCCGCCTGCGGGCTCGCTTCTTCAGCCGTCGCCGTGTCGTGCGCGACCGCCAGCGTGTTGCGCGCGTCCGACAGGTAGTTGTAGCCGTCGTCCCGTACGAACGGCGCGAGGTTTTCGATGCTGGCGAGAGCCGCCGCGATCATTACCGATGCTTTCATGTGATGCCCTTCTATGGTTGTGTTGCGGCCGGAATCGGCCGGCCGCGTCCCGTTACAGCAAATCCACTGCCTCAATGAGGCGCAAAACCGGTTGCAGGTATTTCGCGCCCATCATTTTTTCGACCGCTGTGAGCTTGTCGATGCTCGCGCGCAGTTCCGTTGCCTGTTTTTGCGCCTCGCTCAGGCGCGCTTCGCTTACCTGTTTCACGTCCAACCGACCCATCGCGTACCCCTTCCGTACAGTTATTGACACGAGTCCGAGTGCTCGCGGCTTCGCCGCTGCGCTGAACCTTCTTCCACTCATAGCGCGTGGCCGGAACAAAGATTTCCGTTTCACGCGTGTATCTGCACATCCCGTCAATGACGGTTGCTATCCCTACCGCGGCCACGCCGTGCGGCACCTGAACCGGCGCGATGCCATAGCGGCCGGCGCGATGTTCGGTTGTTTTCTTCACGACAATCCGGCGCGCTTCGCCCGCGACGCCGCCCATCGCGCGGGCGTATTCCGCCCAATCCGCGCGATGCGTTTCCGTCTTTTGCGCCGCCTGCCACGCCGCGACGATTTCGGGCGATTCATCGGCCGTCGGCAGGTCCGCCGCCTTCACGCGGCGCAACTCTCGCCACACGCCGACCGGCGCACCGCCGAACTGCTGAAACTGGCGGATGCCCCACAGTGCCGCCCACGCCTCGACGCGCTGCGAAGGCGTGATTTCATCCTCGCCCCACATGTCTGACTGCACGATGAATTTTTCCTGCGTCTTGTGTTCGCCCACGTGCGCGCCGTCGATGTTCTTGGCGATGTACTTCGCGATGTAGCCGACCGCCGAGCCCTTCGCGCTATCGATGCGTGTGAAGTTCACGCGCCGTTCTGCGGCGCCGCGCTCACTGGGCGAATCCTTCAGGCCGTGCGCCTTCATCACCGCACACACGCGCTCGACGTTGTTCGAGAAAATCAGGCCGTGCCAGTGCGGCGTCGAATCATGGTGCGGCTCTGCCACGCGCATGCCGAAGTAGGTCACGCCCTCGCGTTGCAGTTGCGCCCGGATGCGCGCCCATACCTTTCGCAAGTACTGTTGACCGTCGCGTGCATTGGCGCCGTTGTATTTCTTGTTCGCAATGAACCGCGTTCCGCCTGCTAGTTGCCGGATAGCGTGAAAGCGTGACGGACAGGTGAGCGTGAACATCACGCCGGCAAAATTCGCCGCAGTGGCGAGGTCTTCACAGCCACGTAGCCGCGTCATCAGTTCGCCGCGCTTCAGTGCCTTGTTGCTGATCGATTTCGCCGCCAGTTCCGCGAGCGTGAAGCGGTGGCCCAGTTCGTTTTCCAGCGTGACACTTTCCAGCGTTGCGGCATTTCTACGGTTCTGCGCGATGCGCCGGCGCACCGCGTCATCACTCGCGTACGGTTCGGCCTTGTAGTGCACGTAATGCAGGCGCACATTCGAATGCTCGAGCGAGCGGATATGCAGGCGGCGCAGTTGCCGGCGCCACCACAGTTCACACTTCACGCGCGCCACCTGCTGCGCGGCGTCATCGAATGCCGGCATCCTGACCGCGTAGTCATCGCATGTCCGGATGCACACCAGGCGCGCGTCATCCGCATCGAGCCCGAGCGTACGCAGCACCACGTCATCGGCAATCCGCCGCGCCTTGTCGCATATCTGCATGTCCGACGCATCCGGGCGTACTGGCAGCGTGGCCGGCGCGTGTTCGTCGACAAACGCTGTCATCGACTGTTCAGCCGCCGCCGTATCGAACATGTGCGGCGCGTTGGCCTTGCGCGCACTCGCGCGGCCGGCCGCTTCTGCGGCACGGTATGCGCGGTGATACCACTTCATCGGCAGGCGCTGGCGGGCGCTATTCATCGCGCCGAGCGTAGGCAGAACCGCTGCAATGGTGTGCGCGTAAATCCACATCAGATGCAGGCCTCGAAACGGCGCGGGCTCGCTACAGCCCCGCGCCGGTTGCGCCTGCGCTCACTGAGGTATGCCTTGATCCGCGCCAGCGCCGCATCGCCGGCCGGCGTGGCGCGGATATGCGCGACGCTCGCCACCGGCCGCGCGACGTGCGCCGCATGCACCGGCGTGCGCACACTGCCCGCCACCGCGTTGACTTCTTCCGGGCCATCCTCGCGATAGCCGATATCACCAAACGCGCTCACAGGTAACGCTCCTTCAGCCATTCGACGCCGGCCGCGACCGCCACCGTGAGCCCCGCGCCCGCGACGCACACCGACCACGTGCACACCCACTCAAAGCACGTCATGACGGCCTCCGCATCAGGCGGGCGAGCAGCGCATCGGAGAACAGCACCGCCGTGCGCAACTGGCCCGGCGTGGTGACGGCCGCGCCGTACTCCGCGACGTAGCAGCCTGCACGCCACGACAGGCACGCGGCTATTGCAGGTTGCACGCGATTGGTTTTTTTCATGATGGTCTGACCCCGGTTCCATTACCGTGAAAAGCGGGGCGCCCGGTCCGGGGCGCCCGTTTTTCAGGAGAAAGGTTCAATGAAACTGTTAGCTTTTGGTAAGCATGCCGGCGTGTGCAGGATGCACAGCCGGTTAGCCAACCGGGGCGAATCGGGAAGGTATGACGGGGGGGGAGTTCAGCGGGTAATGAGTCTGTCAGAAATTGCTTTACAGACTCTTAATTATCACCCGCAGGCTCACACCCCGTTACATCTCGTTTCGCCTTGCTGCGCATCCTGCACGGCCGGTAACATTTCATCAACTATCGTGCAAGATGCACAGATAGTTACCGCCTATGGAAATGTGCGGAACCGCACCAGCACAAGGGGTTCCAGGCATCTAGGTGTTTACCCTTATCTGTCTGATTTACCCAATTACCGGGTGTTTCCCGATCAATTCAGCGGTTACAGACAAAGATGCATCCCGCACACTCCGTTACCAAATATTTCCGGCAGGCGTGCAGGATGCAACACCCCACACGGAGGCGCCGCGTGAATCACGTCCCTCCGACCCCCGACGAAGCGCGCGAACTGATTGACCACGCGGTCAAATCGGTTGGCGAGGCGTTCGCGCTTGACGTGCTGGGCGTGCATCGCACCACGCTCATGCGCTGGCGCACCGGCGCCGTGCGCATCCCCCATGCCGCGCTCGCGCTGCTGCGCATCTGGCAGGAAGGCCGCCTGCCCGGCATGACCGACGACTGGCGCGGTTTTCACTTCTTTGGCGACAAGCTGTACACGGCGGCCGGCGTGGGCTACACCGCCCGCGACATTGACGGCTGGCACTGGCAGAAACAGGCGTGCGAGGCGAACGAACGACGCATCAAGCAGCTTGAAGCGCTCGTTATCGATCTGTCCGACAAGCTGCAAAAGGCCCCCGGCGCCGCTGCGAACGAGGTCTACAGTCCCACCAATCCGCCGCCGCGCCCGCGTCACCGGGTGGCATAATGCCCGCTTTCCCACCAGGAGAACCCATGTACCGCGCCCACTATCCCGACGGCTCCACGCGCCTGATTGACGCCGACGAAAAGGCCCAGCTTGAACGCGCACCGTTTGGCGACCGCATCCAGTTTGAACCCGTTGCCGAGCCGCCTGCGCGCCCCACCGATCCGCAGCGCTGAATGCAAAAAGCCCCTTGTTTCAGGGGCTTTTCTGTTTCTGGCGTCCCGATTACTTGCGCTTCTTGAACCGGCCGTTTTTGCCGCGTGGCGGCGTTTTGCGTTTGGTCATTTTGCGACCCTCAAAAGTTGTTGATCGATACGCGCATGGGCGCGCTTCACGTCCTGCCTGACGTCGCCCATTTCGCGCCGGAGTGCCCGCTGATCCGCCCGGATACCGGCATACACCGCGCCCGACGAGGACACGATTGTTAGGACCGAAAGAATCAGCGAGCCATCCATTACGCCGCCGTGCCTTCCGGCAGGAATGCGCCGAGCAGGCCAAAGACCGCCTGACCGACCACGCCCACCTGTGCCACGACGTGCGGGTCCACGCCCTGACCGACCGCGACCGCACCGGCCACACCCACCAGCGTAGCCAGCGCCGCATGCGTGCTGGGTTCTTTCAATCGCTGCAAAAACTTGAACATGAGGACTCCTATTTTGGGTGAATTACTTTCGGAAAAAACTGACTCGATTGCATGGCCGCCCCCTTGGGTTAGCCGTTCGGTTTGAATGCGTTTCCGTTCACGATATTCCACAACCAGTCACCGATACCGCCGTTGCCGGTCGTGCCACCACTGCCACCAATCAGCCCCATCGAACCCGCGTCGAGCAGGTTTGACGGCGCATTCACAATGCCCGTCGCCGTGCTGTTGAACGGGCCCAGCTGGGTCTGCGGCGCCTGTGCCGTATTCCATGCCGTCACCGGCAGATTCGCCACAAACGTAAAGCCTTCACCGACCGCGCCCGCTGCTGTGTCGTAAGCATTGCCAAGCGCACTGGAAACCGCATCCACCGCGCTCTGTCCTGCATTGCCGACCCGCTTGGCCGCATACATGACCACCACCACACCAACGCCGGCAATGATGAGCTTGAATTTCAAATCATCGGACACAGCCATGATTTAGCCGTAGTTCGCGGGATTGTCGAAACCGCCGTACGCGTTCTGGTTGCCGTTCGTCAGGTCCGGCAAACTGAATTGCGAACTCTGCTTGGTGCCCCATTGCGACCAGTCGTAATTCACCGGCACGGCGCCGCCGCCGAGCATGAGGTCCGTGCTGATCTGCGACGCGACCGCCGCGTTGGCGTTGTCGTAGGCCGTGATATCGCTGAAAAACGAGCCGGTCGAGCCGTTCGAATAGCCACCGGCCGCCACCACGTCAGGCGAGCCGGTCACGTTCAGCACGCGCCCCGTATTGCTGGGGAAAAATCCGCCACTGCCCAGCGCCGTGCCCGATGTTTTCGGCACCAGCACCGCCCGCGTGGCCGCCATTGCGCCGCTCGAACGCAACAGCACGAACGCGCCCACCGCCAGCGCACCCAGCATCAACACGTCATTGTTGCCCTTGCTCATGCGTACACCCCCGAATCGAACAGCGCCATTTCGGCGTTACGCCGGTTCTGGATGCCGTTCTGTAAATTGGCTGCGACCCAGTTCACCGACTGGTTTGCAATCCCGTCGATGCCCGCGCCCGCGTTGACCGAATCCGCGAACTTTTTAAAACTGCGCGGGCTCATGTTGTACGCAATGGAACACAGCGCGTCGAACTGTTCCTGTGTCAGATCCGCGGTGACATACAGGCGCACCCACTTGGCGGCACGCTGCTGTACGTCGCTCGCAAACATCGCGTCTGCTTGTTCCTGCGTGATGGTCGCCGGCAGCGTGCCGAACGCGCCGTAATGCCCCCATCCAATCGTTTCGCCACCGTCGCCCAGCGTGTACTTTTTCAGCGAGCAGCGCTCGCGGCCTCGAATGAACATTTCTCCCTGGGGACTTATGTCCATCTGCGACGCCGACGTAGGCGCTACCGCGTTTGCAATTCCGTTTGTCATTTCATCCACCAGTGTTGAAGCCGCATCGATCGCCGTGTAATCACTCTCGCCGCTCACCGCCGCCACCTGTGCCGCCTGCTGATAGAGCAGGTACACAGAGACGCCAGCGATTAGCGCGACGACGCCGGAAAAGGCTGTGCGGTCCATTACGTGTTCGGTTCTTCATACCACTCGTACTGCGCGCCCATCGTTGCATTCAACGTGTAGGACCACACCGTGAGCCCGTATCCCGGTGGCAATACGACCGGCTCCGAAAACTTGAACGACGCAAAGCCGTTCGCCGGCGCCGCAAGCTGCATCATGTTTCCCGCGGGCGCCACCGTTGCCGTACTCAGCCCGTACGCGGCCCCCTGTCCGGTTGCGCCGCCCCCTTTCTTGCTGACCCCCTGCATCAGCAGCGCTGACCCCGCCTCGTTTGCTGCGCGCATCAGTAACGCGACATTCAGGCCCGTTGCGCCCGCAATGATGCTCACCTGTTCGACCACCAGCCGGTTTGTGTTGGCCGGCGCATTCCATAGCTGGCCGACGGCGTACTGTCCTGCTACGGCATTGGCGCCGCCGTTCGCCGCGAACGCCGCACCCACCAGCGTGCGCGACTTGCCGCCGTCCAGCACGTTGACGTCGCCGCTGATACGGAAATTGCGGAAGCCCGAGGTCGACAGCATCACCTGGCCGCTAACGGCCGTCGTGCCCTTGTTGACGATCAGCCAGCGATCCACCAGCGCGCCGAAGTCGAAGCCCTGTCCGAGCTTCAGCACGGCAGCGCCCTGCGTGAAATTCGGCCGCACCTCGATCTGGTCGAACGCGGAGCCCGAGCTAAGAAAATCGCAAATCTGCGCGGTCGATTCAATGATCTGCGTCGAGCCCTGCGAGCCGGCCGGCGCCAAGTTGATGTCGTATGCCTGAATGCTCATGCCCGATGGTCCCGAAGTGCCGCAATTGCGACGATGCCGGCGAGCACCAGCCCGCCCGCTACCATGAATTTCTGTCCGCTACTGGTCGACGCCTGCGCCTGCCATGCCTGCGTTACGTCCTGCGTGGCGGTCTGATTGACGTCTTTCGCGGTCTGCATGACCGTGTTCGACGCGTCGAGCAGCTTGGAAAAGCCCGCCATCATGTTCGATGCATTGATGCCGAACATTGCCGCATTCGAATCGACCGACTTGTTGAACGTCTGGTCTGCGAGCCCGATCGCCGACGTCATGTTGTCGTGCGATGTCTGGATGCCGGTTTTCGCGAGGTCCATCGCGCCCGCAATGGCGCCGAGGTCCGTCGTGTTATTCGTGACGTTGCTGAACGTCGCGTTGTTACTGCCATTCACGGCAGCGCCGCCGCCGTCCGTGACCATGCGCCGATCCGTGACATTGGTCGTCGTGTTGGTCGTGTTGTTGGTCGTGCTCGTGTCCGTGCTCTGACGCGATGCCGACGGGCCGCCGATGTTCAGCGGCGTGGCGGGCAGGCCCAGCGCCATCAACCGCGTTTGTTCTGGCCGCTTGATAATCACAATGCTTTCCTCATTTCTGCGACGCCTGCATGGTTTTCGACGGTCACGTAGCCGGCCGCGCCGAGCTTGCGCATCAGGCCGCGCCGTTTCGTTCGCATCGCCAGCGCCACGCACCCGGCGCACTGTTTTTCAATCAGCGGCAGCACCACCCGGCACAGGTCGAAACCTGCGCGCCCGTAGGCCGCCGTGATATACGCCTCTGTCCCCTTGTCGCCCTGGTAGAAGTACAGGACATAGAACAGCACCGGTTCACCGTCCGCATACACTCGGCAAAACGTGTTGCCCTTCACCAGTTCATCAGCGCCGGCCGTGCCGCCGCTTGTGTCGACCTTGGCCCACAGGTGCGGGTTTTCCTCGAATGCCTGCGCGACCTCCCGCAACCGCTCACCGTCGAACGGTTCCGGGATGCACGCGATATCTACGAGTGCCGGCGCCATACCATCACCATTGCGACCGCCGCGAGTAACAGCATCGGATTCTGTGTCGCCGCGATCGCCGTCTGTGCTACCGCCTGCGTGGCACTGGCCGCCGTTGGCACGCTCGACGCCTTGGAACTACCCGTCGAAACGGTCCACCCGGAGCCGTCCAGCGTGGTCGCGCCGGTATCGACCCGATAGCCGCCGCTCACACCCGACGAGTTGGATGGATCGGAGCCGCCCATCATTGAGCTAAACGCCGATCCGGCCGCCATCGCCGCCGCGCTATACGGGTTCGAATACGCGAGCGACGACAGGCCGCCCGCCATCATTCCCGCGCCGGCACCGCCGCCACCCTGCGAGCCCGCATAGGCGCCGAGCGCCCCATTGGCGCCGCCGAGCAGCGCCATCTGTGCGGGAGAGAGCGCCATTAGTGCCGCGCCTCTGCAAACAGCACGATGGCGCCGATTGCCATCACCAGCAGCAGCGTGCGATTGACGCCGACCGCCGCGACCGGATAGCCGTTCGCGTTGACCGTCACCACACCCGGCATGAGCGGCTGATTGTTGTCAGGCGATAGCGCCTTGATCGTCGCCACGTCGATACCGCGTGCAAGCCCGTACGCGAGCACGTCGCCCCAAGTCCCTGCCGAAGGATTCAATTCGGAGGGACTCGAAACGGCGTTCTGCGTCGAGACCGGCGCGGACCACATCGACGCCGGCTGTGTAGACTGCGTGCTCATATCGACCCACACAGCCTGCCCGTTTGCGTCCGTTGTCCACATGCCAGCCCCTTAAGCGTTGTACGGCAGGTCGAGCATTTCGACGTACGTGCCGATCGTGTCGCCGGCCGTGAGGTACGTATTGCACTCGAAAGACTTTGCGTCCTGCGTGATGAGCATCCCCGACTGGTTGTTGTCGACGATGAAGTCGGTCACGAAGTGGCCCGCCTGCGGCACCTTGCGGTATTCGTTCTGCACGAACCGGCGCACGTGATCGGCCATATCAACGATGGTAATCCCGTTCTTCTTGATTTCGACGCGGTTGATGTTGCCGTCGCCGTTGCCGGCCCACGAAGAACCCGCGTAGAAGTGATGGATACGCTTGATGAGCGCGCCCATCGGGTTGAAGTTGACCGGGAATTTACCCGCGACCGCCGTCGACGCCGGGAAATACAGGAGCTTGTGGACCAGCGCGCCCGCCTGACCTTGCGGCGCGGTCAGGAAAGCCCACGCTGCCAGCGAGGGAGCCGTAGCGCCTGCAATGGTCACTTCGACCTTGATCTGATCCGGTAGCGCCGACATGTCGTAGCCGCCGATTTCCTTACCGTCGATGCTGGGTGCATCGCGTTCGGTAAAGTCGATCGTCAACTGGTTGGCCGCGTTGTAAATGCCCTTGTACTGGTTGATCGTGTCCAGCACCGAGCCCGAGCAGTTGTAGACCGTGCGCACGCCGATTTTTACCTTGATATCGGTAATCATCGCCTTGGTAAAGGTCGTGCCGCCGAGGTCCATCACAATACGCGTCAGCGTGTTGGAGTACTTCGGGACCATCAGCGTTGCGACGCCGGTCGCCACGACGTTCTGGAACGCCGGCAGTTGTTGAATGATTGCCATCTGTCAGCGTCCCTTAGCCTTGGGTGTTGCCCGTCAGCGCGACGCCGACGAGGTTGGACGTGATCGGCAACTGCCGAAGCACGAAAATCACCGCGAGCACCGTCGCGGTTGTCTTGAGTGCCGCCTTGATGTCGTTCATGACTCAGGCGCCCTTGATGATCTTCTGCACCGACGCCGGCAGATACTTCGTGCCGTTGTTGATGATGACCATCGTTACGACCGTGATTCCCACGGCCTTGAGGATTTCTTTCACCTTCACTGTTCCCTCCACAGGGTTTGAATTGGTCTCAGGCCGCGCTTTACACGGCGTGCAGTTCCGGACAGTGGGCAAAAAAAAACGCCCCGCATAGGGGCGCCTGTTACGTTACGTACGGGTTCAGAACGTCAGTTTTCCGCGACGCACGGCGCCGGTTTTCTGCGCCCGCTCGATCCAGTCAAAATCGCCGGTTGTCTCAT